GCCAAATTTCCTAACCACGGAAAAGAATCCGTTAATCCAGGTTGGTTATAATACTCAGTAGTAGTAAAAACCTTAGATTCCTTCACATCTTGAAGAAACTCACGATGGCGAACTATTGTTCTATTACCCGAAATCTTGGGTCCATAATTACGCAAAGTTGTAGCTTTTGTAGCTGGTGCTGTAACCTGCTTTGTTCTAATACCATATTTACCACCTCCTCCTATCTCTTTACGAGTAGGACGTCGCTTTACTGTCACGACCTTACGTTTCTTTTCCGTTATGGTAACCTTCTTCTTAGGTCTAGTCTTGCCCTTTCTACTTTTCTTAAAAGTTTTGGGCATAATGTAAAATAGACCAATCACACAAATTTGCTTCTATGCGAATGAATTTCTTCAAAGCGGTACAATTATTCCGGCCGCCCGCTTCTAAATGCGAATATAACGCAACTATTTGATTATCAGTACGTCGCACAGATTGCAAATCAGCCCATGTTAAAATATCCTTACCTTTAAGTGTTGGTGGAGATCGTAAACTATCACCATAATTCTTCTCTAGGTACAATAAATACCCTTGGAAAATATCTCTCAACACAATATGATGGTAAGATAACAACAATAATGCACAGGCTTTCAAATAAGACCACTTGATTGAATGATGAGCTTGAGTGTGCCAGATCATAGAGCTCAAAACTTTCTCTTGATCTGGAATAGGATAAACAACACCTCTCCACATCTTAAAACCCATACTTAAAAACTTTCGTTCTAACAGTGGTCCTGAACTCATTGCCTCTAATTTAGCTATAATACCATAAATTTTCCAAATTTCAGTAACATTAGTTACATTAAAGTATTTAACAGCCATATCACTAACAGTAAATGTGTTGTCATCTCCACAAAGAGCTGCAGACACATTTGCCATGAAGCAATCATAAGTTCTCATTGGTGTTGGTACTAATTCCAACCATGCATAACAAAATAATAAAAACAATGACATTGTATTTGTTATGATAGTAAAGAAACTACCAGAAGGATTACCTTGGGTTTTCC